TTAACATAGGTTGTAGAACTTGGATTAAATAAAGACATTGAACCAGCAGAAGATTCATCTGCACCATTACCAACATCTGTTGATATATTTTGAAATGCAGTAGATTGTGCTAAATCATAACCAGTATCATAATATAAATCTGCACCTGTATCTGGTTCATCGTTGTATGGTCTAAATAAAGTAGTGGTTTTAGTAACATTATAATTTGAACCACTATCTGTACTCATATTAAATTGAAAATTAACATTATCTGTTCTTGGGTGAATTGCACTAAAAACAAATTTATATGCTTTATAAGTTGAGTCTAATCCAGTCGTAAAACTAATTGATGCTGAGTTAGAAGCAGTTTGAGAAGATATTAAAGTAATTCCATCACTAGCATTTGCAAGTACAGTTATTCCAGTAACAGAAGAATTGGCAATAGCAGATGAAGTAAATACTCCACTTGTTGTAATATTGTTTGCTGCGGCTCTAGCTATAGCACCCATTATGATAACCTTAGGTATCTTACAGTAATCTCTGCAAGGTTAGCTGGTGCAGTAGCAAAAGTTAAAGTTGTACCTGATATTGTATAGTCATCAGTTGGAACTAAAGTTAATCCATTAACAACAACTATTACATCAGCAACAGCTCTACCAGCATCTATTGTGATTGTTGTAGCTGAACCATTACCAGTAAAGTTAGCTGATGAGTAAGCACCACCTAATGCTAAATATCTATAAGTAATCTCAGCAGATGAAGCTGGAGCTGTTGTGAAAGTTAATGTAGTTCCTGATATTGTATAATCTGTTGTAGGTGTTAATTGAAATCCATTTACAAATACCAATACATCTTCAACTGTTCTACCTGAAGATATTGTAAAAGCTGTTGTAGATCCATTGCCTGTAGCTGTACCAAATGTGTATGTGTAAAGAAATGTTGGATCTTTTCCAATGTATGGCATTAAACTATTTCATCCCAAGTTAAATTAGTTTCGTTCCATTTGTATCTTTTATCATCTTGTGGATAAGCAACTGGTGCTTCCCATCTACAAGTATCTTCGTTTAATATCCAAGAATTAAAAGGTTTAGGTGGTATAAAAGCATCTCTTGTTTGATCGTATTGGAATCCTATTCCTGCAAAGTTTTTTCTAAAATTGTTATTGTATGAAGTTTGTTTCCAAACATCTCTTGTATTGTAAAGTTTATTAATAAAATCTGAACCAGCTTGTTCTGTTATTGCAATATCATTAGATACTACGATTACCTGTTCAACGATATTTCCTACTCCTAATTTTGCAAAGTGTGCCATTATGCTGTGTAACTCCCTGATGCGTTATAAACTAATATTGTATCTGAACCAGATGTTGAAACTGTTGGAGAGCCAGTTGTTGTTCCTGAATATTGAGCTGTTAATAAACGAAGTATTACAACTCCTGAACCACCTGCTCCACTATCTCCTGAAAAATAAGTAGGAGATCCAGCACCACCACCACCACTACCAGTATTTACTGTTCCAGCAGTTGCTGCTGATGTTGATCTAGCTTGTCCATTACCACCACCACCAGTTCCTCCTGATGCAGCGGTTACTCCATCAGAATTTCCTCCACCACCTCCACCTGCTCTTGTAACTGAAGAACCAGTTATAGAAGAAGCTAAACCATTTCCACCATTTCCTAATGTTGAACCAGAAGCAGTTGTACCCGCAGCAGAAGCACCTCCACCTCCTCCACCAGAATATGGTGTATCATAAGAAGTTGATGTGTTACCACCAGCAAAACCTTGATTTGCAGTTCCTGAACCTCCAGTAGCACTTCCATTAACTCTACCTGCACCACCTCCTGAACCACCATTTCTTCCTGTTTGAATACTAGCATTAACTGGATCACAAAAAGCACCTCCGCCTCCTCCACCAGAAGATGTTATTGTTGTAATTCCTGTTCCTGATATAGAAGAATCGCTACCAGAATTTCCTCTTGTGTCATCAGTAGTTTGTGATGCACCTCCAGCACCAACTGTAATTGTATAAACTGTTCCTTGTGAAAAAGTTAAACTTGTCTCACTACTTCCTCCACCACCTGAAGTTTCTGTTGAGTATGAATTTCTATATCCTCCTGCACCTCCACCTCCACCTTGATAACCCCCACTACCAGAACCACCTCCAGCTATTACTAAAAAATCTACAATTATAGGAACTGGTGATAAAGCATCTGTTCCTTCTTGAATTCCTGATACTGCTAACCAACCTTGTGTTGAATCTATATATATTAAAGTTACACCTTCTCTATCTCCTGTTAATTGTAAATTACTTGTTCCGCCTTCTATTTTGTTTCCATTAGGATTAATTGTAATTGCATTTGTATCTGCTGTTCCTGCGTAATCTAATAATATAATTGTATCTCCAACAGATGCAGAAGCAGGAAGTGTTACTGTGAATGCAGCTGAAGTTGTATTACAAGGATAACCTCTACCAGCAACAGCAGTAAATCCAGTTGTCTGAACTGATTGCCAAGTAATTAATCCTGATATTCCAGATGCTAAATCTGCAGCACTAATAATACCATTAGGTATATCGTCTGATGTTAAAGGTGCATTGGTAGGTTTTCTTCCGACAAATCCCATATTTTTATTTCCTATGAACTAATATCGTCAACTGTTGATACCCAAATATCTAATGATGAAGCTGCACTTGATACAACTTTTAAAGCATCACCAGATTGAACAACAAATTTAGCTCCACCATCAAGAACTTGTAAAGCAGAACCTGCTGGGATTGGAGCATCTTTGACTAAATAAATATCGTTTGTGCCATCGTTAATATAAACTGATGCAGTAACTGCAGATGCTGTAACATTCGCTACAGATATTCCCACAACTGTATCATAACTATTTGCTGTAAATAATGTTGCTGCTGATACTCCAACATCATTACTTGTAAATCTTCTAAAATTTTGTGCCATATTATTTTCCTATATTATTTGTTGTTATAAAGCAATCGCCATAGCAATAGCAAAACCTGCTCCTGCTTTGTTGTCTATTTGAGTTTGAATAGCTGAAGTTACACCATTCAAATAACCAAATTCTGTATTATCTACTGTACCTGTTCCAATCTTAGTTGCAGCTATTGAATTAACTGCAAGTGATATTGTACCAGAAGAAGTTATTGGACTTCCTGTTACTGTAAATTCTGAAGATCCTGAATCAGCTACTGCTACAGATGTTACTGTACCACCTGAACTTGGAAATACTTGTACGTATGAAATAGAACTAGAACCAAGTGTAGCACTAGTATCTGTTGTACATAAAAATAAATCATCAGCATGAGTAGAGCCTTCTGATACTAAAATTAACTGTCCAGCTAATTCTGATATTATATCAAATTCTGTATCTCTTGAAGCAGCTCCTGAAGCTACAACAATATATAAACCATTTTGAGATGCAGTAGATTGATCTTTTAATAAAACTCTATTTCCTGTTACTAATGTAACACCATCTAAAGTATCACCATTTTCTAATCCTGTAGAAATATTAACATTTGCAGTAGAAGCAACTCTAGCAATAACTCTTGTTCTAAGACCAGTAACTAAATTATCAACATAATTTTTAGTAGCAGCTTCAGAAGAAGATGACGGATCACCTAATCCTGTAATTGTTCCACCAGTTAAAGTTACACTATTAGCATTTTGAGTTGCTATAGTTCCTAATCCTAATGTAGTTCTTTGTGCAGACGCATCAGCATCATCAAGTAATGCTTTACCAGCAGTTGTTAAATCAAATACTGCAGCTGTTCCTGATCCTGTAAATTGAATACCTTTGTCAGCGGCAGAAGTTAATCCAGCGATTGCTGCAAGTTCAGCATCATATGCTTGTACGTTTGTACCAATAGCTAAACCTAAATTAGTTCTAGCAGTAGATGTAGAAGATACATCAGATAAATTATTTGAAGCTGTTAATTTTGTTCCAAGTTGCGTTTGAATAGCACTTGTTACTCCAGATACATAACCCAGTTCAGTATCTGTAACTGTTGATACAGCAATCTTTCCAGAAGAATTAGATATAGCAGCTCTACTAGCAGTTAAGTCAGATGTTACTACAGTTGTAGCAGCACCTGTAATTGTAGCTTGTTTAGCATTTAATTGTGTTTGTATTGCAGATGTAACTCCGTCAAGATATGAAAATTCTGTATTTGAAACTGCTCCGCCACCAATTTTAGTTGCATCAATTGCAGCTGAAGTTGCAACTTTAGCATTAGTAATAACTAGTTCTGGTATTGAATCATTTGTTTTAGATAATGCAGCAACATAAATAACTACTGCTTCGTTAGCTAATGAACCACTATCCCATGTTACTGTTACAGTTGTATTAGTTGAAAATGTAGTTGCACTTATTGTTCCATAGATAGTTCCTG